AGAATATCTATTATTTCCATTTCTCTCTAAGTCAAACCACTCTGCCTGTATAGCCTTAGCAACATCTAAACCATATTCGTAAGATGCTTTTTCTTTATCGCTAACTATTTGACTTGGAAAATTATGATTACCTCTCATATTATTTTTTAATTAATTTAGACATACCACCTTTATTTGAATATTTAGCGATATTTATATTTAGTTTTGGTTTCTCTACTTTTGCGTTAGGCACGTATAAATGTCTATTACACGCCATTATAGCAAGACCAGAGCTTATTGTTGCGTCAAACTTAGTTCTTTTCGTTATATCAAATCTACCCCAATCGTTTAACGTTCTGTTAAAATATATATTACCATAGTTACCATCACCCATATTTCCTACGTGTTGCTGTATATACATTTCTATTGCCGCGGCATGAGCCTGTTTTATATCTTCACTTGAGTTTGGTATGCCACCTATTTCTTTTTCTGTTACTGATAGTTTGTTCCACACTTTATCAGGTCTATTCATAGAATAACCTCTATAGCCTCTTCTTCTTAAGTAATATAACAATCTAGGTTTGTTATTCTCCGCTAATATTGGCATTCCGTAAAATACTAAAGACATTAGCACGTCTTCAAAAAATATCTCAGCGGTTTGTGGTCTAGCTATATATTCTAAAAAGAAGTGATTAGGTGGAGCATCTTCCATACTAAATTTAGTTAAACCGTGTAAAGCTCCATTGGATCCTCTTCCATCTACCGTTCCTGATATATCATAACTATCACAACCAAAAGCGCCCATGTGCTCATTAGCCGGATATTTTATTCCGTTTTTAACAAATATTCTATTCTGCATGTTACTTTGTGGAACCCAACTTATTTTAAATCTACCTTTTGGGTCTGGATAAAACATAACTTGTGTATCTTTTATACCGTTAACCCATTGAAAATTACCAGTACTTATATTACCTTGAGCCCCTACACCTTCGTTGTAATCTATTTGTTCGTATATTTTAACTAAGTTAAATATACTATTTTTAGCCTCATCTCTAAACGCGTGTTCTGTAGTTCTTGGAAATTGTCTATAAAACTCATTTAACGCATCGTGATCTTGCTTTAAACCCTCTACTTCGTTCTCCCAATGCTCTATAATTCCTATATCTATTAATTCTCCATCTGGGTCGAGCACATCATCACTTGGATTATCAAAAACTGGATGTCCGTATTCATCAATAAATCCCTCGTAGTTCCACTCCATTGGGATAAAGAGAGAATATAAACCAGACTTTGTCTGTCCATTTCTATTTCTTTTAGTGACATCTGAATCATTATAAAGCTTTTTAAAGTTATCCCCTCCTTTATCTAAAGCATTAGATGTTGATCCCATCATGCATTTACCAACTATTCTACTACCTAGTCTTAAACAGGTTTTTGTAACTCTCCAGTTGTTTAATATATTATCTGGTCTTTCCCACTTGCCGCTTTCATCGTGAACTAATAAATTAAGTTTTTCACCGTCATAGCTATTGTCTCCTGTATTTTTCCAATCAATAGTTGTGTCTAATCCTTTAATATCTTCGAGTCGCTCATTCGCCGTAATTTTCTTTCTCGTAAACTTACTAGCGGGAACACGATAAGCCAACTCGGATTTTGGACGATCCATTCCATCTTGTATAGGTTTAAAAAAGAACGGATAATTAATTGATATAGGAACAACTTTATCTGTAAACATTTTTTTAGCATCAGCACCTGTTTTTGATAATATACCATATCTACTATCACTTGATATTGTGGCTAAATTAACTGTTTCTGCACTTGACATAAAAGAAAATCCAGAACGTCTATTTTTAAGATAACACATTCCATAACATCTTTTATCTGCCTTACAAGCCTCCCAAAATATAAAAAACAATCTATTTGCTTCTCTAAAATCAGGGGCACCAACGTCAATTTTACTCCACTGTAGATACATGTAGTGTGTACCTGTTATCCAAGTTGGTTTGTTTTTATTTACAAACCAAAAACCTTCTTCTCTATATTTAAACTCACTATCAATATAGTCGTACCACTGTTCTTTTTGTTCATCTGGATAACCCCTCCAATCAAAGATATTTTTAATCCTTTCAAGCTCTTTAGGATACTCTTGCTTTACCCATTTATTTTTAGGGTGCTTATATATTTCTTTAGGCGCTTTAGGTAAAGCTATGACTAAATTTTGTATTTCTATAATCTCACCTATCACACCATTACGAGATAGTACGATTAAATCATGTTCCTTATTATACCCATACTTCCATTTTTTACCTCGATTCATTCTAGTAATCGTGGTTCTTTTAATGGGCTCTATAGTTTTAACTAACTTTTGCTCGTGCATTATTTCGATCTACCTTCTGCGAATCCTTTAAAAGTAGTTTGTTTTTTCTCTTCAGGCGCCTTGCCTTCAAGTAAGTTTTCTTCTTCTTGGATTCTATTGAGTATTTCAAACGCATCGAATATTGCTAGTTTTTTTGTAGCCGCAGCGTTTTTTAACCTGTCAGCACTAACATCATCTTCTGTATTTGTAATTATTTTTTCTTTAGCAACATTAATCAATTCTTCAACTGCTTTATGCCCAGCTTGGATTATAAGTTTCTTCGTTTCCTTCGTATTCATATTTAATTGTAATAAATTTTGTCATAACTCTATATAGTCTTTGCCCATCAATCACAAACTCATATTCAGAGTTTGGTGTAAAACCTATTAGTTCTTCCTTTTCGTAAGAACCATCTGTGTATTTAATAATACCTACTAAAGGTCTTTCTTGCTCTACGTTAAATTTGTCTTTAGATTTTAACGGTTGTACAAAACAATAACCTTTTAACGCTTGCCAATCCTTGTTTCTTTTGTATAAAAATATTTGATCTTCTTTTACAAGATAAGTATTCTCGTTAAAAAAACTTCTACTATTCTTTTCTTTACCTTTTATATCGTGCCAACGTCTAAATACGTTGTGATGCGTTATAATAGTGTCTCCAGGTTTTATATTTGTTTTAAAAGCTGTAGGAATAGATTTAACAATAGCTTCTCTATTTACAAATTGATGGTTATATATCTCCGTGTTAAGTATAAGATTTTTTTCACCAACTTTTTTAGCGTTATTGTATCTATTACCTTTTGGCTCTATAACAAAGTCAAAAGGCGCTCTCATTAGTATTCTAAATTATACTCTATAGATATCGCCATGTTCTTATTGAAATCTTTCCATGGTAACACATCATTGTTTTTTCTAATATATATAGAGTATTTATCGTCTTCCTCTATAATGTCTGATATAGTATGACCACCGTAAACCTCTTGACCTACAGAATAATGCATAGCATCATTTTTATAATCTTTACCTACAGTAATTTTTCTAATTAACTTACTCATTTCTATTGTAATTTATAGTACCATCTTTAATATTAACATCACTCGTTCCGTAAGTTTTTTCTATATCATCTCTTAACAAAGCCATTTGATTATGAAAATTATCAACGTAACGTATTAATTGATTTTTTTTAACCTCTAAAGAACCTATTTCTAATTGAGCTTGGTTAATATCTTTAATGATACTTTGTATTTTATTTAATTCTTCGTTTGTAACTTTTGAAGGTTTTTCACCTCTTAATTCTTTAATTTTTTTACTTGTGTTTTTTGCCATTTTATTTAATTTTAATTAATTATTTATAACCCGTGTTCACTTATTAAGTGGTTTTCTATATTAGTGAGTTCAGTTGAGCTACATAGTTTTTCATACAATAAAAACTCATATATTGTCCCATCAAAATCTCTATCAGGACCACTAGATCTTCCACCAAACTGATTTGCTACAAAAACTCCACTAGCAACAGGGTTTCCAGAAGAACTAGCCTGAGTTAATACACTTCCGTTTTTTCTTACTACTAGGTTTCTACTACTATCTTTTGTTATAGTAATTAGGTACTTTGTACTTAAAGGAAAGTTACCGCTACTTGCAAATTTTAACACAGCCGTTGTACCTGTTTGTCTATATCTAATTTGATCAGCGCTTTGCATTTCTAAAAATCTATCATTAGAAGATGAAGAAAAACCTAATATACAGTTTTGCGTATCATAACTCTGCATATTTAACACTATAAATACTGTCCATGGGTTACTACCACCTATATCTATACCTGTGGTTATATCGTAATGATCATTGTTATCTCCCTCAAATTGCAACCCACCATCTGCTACAGTTGCTTGATCTCCACCTGTGCTCTGCGTGATGTGATTGTCGTTGCCAGAAGAATCGTCCCATTGAGCGCTCGTGACTCCCACTCCATTATCAAGCCAAAGACTTAGATCGCTAACTTGAGATGGTGAAAACGTATCTTCTAATGCTGCTCCTCCTGTAATTGTATTTCCTAATCCTAACATATTAAGGTTGTGTTGTGTTAAATCCTGCTGTTCCTTGTAAGGTTGCATGGTATCCATTACCACTGCTATCTAAAGCATTACCTTCAAACTGATAGTAACCTATTAACCCGGCTGGAGTATAAACATGCTCGTTATTATATAAATATGTAGTTGTTAAATCTGGTATTACACCTCTATTGTACATCGCTCCTATATCATTATCGGTTTTAACTGTATTGTAAATAGCTACTTGATCTAAAAAACCATCAACAAAACCACCACTAGCATCATCATTAGATCCTATTCTAGCTACGTCCACAACATCGCTTCCCCAATTACTTGTCTGCGCAACTGTTTCCTTAAGTGTTCCATTATAATATATT